TACAAGTATGTTTATGATAAAAAAGTTTTACCATCAATGCGCTCAATGCAGTTTGGTGGTAAACCAATTGAAATTTCACCAAACAGAATCTACAACTGTGCTTATTTACCGATTGACCACTTGGACGCATTTGCGGAAAGTATGTTCCTATTGTTAGGTGGAACAGGTGTTGGTTATTCAGTACAAAAACATCACGTAGAAAAACTACCTGAAATTAGAAAACCAAACCCTAATAGAACAAGAAGATTCTTGGTTGGTGATTCTATTGAAGGATGGGCAGACGCAATCAAAGTATTGATGAAGTCATACTTTGGTGAACATTTGTCAACACCTGATTTTGATTTTTCAGACGTTAGACCAAAAGGTGCTCAACTTGTAACATCAGGTGGTAAAGCACCAGGTCCTCAACCATTGAAAGATTGTCTTCACAAACTAAAAGGTATGTTGGACGCTAAAGAAGATGGTGATAAAATGACACCAATTGAAGTTCACGATATGGTATGTCACATTGCTGACGCAGTTCTTGCAGGTGGTATTCGTAGAGCGGCTTTGATTTCATTGTTCTCAGCTGATGACCACGAGATGATTGCTTGTAAGTCAGGTGCTTGGTGGGAAACAAACCCACAAAGAGGAAGAGCAAACAATTCAGCTGCGTTGGTTAGACACAAAATCACAAAAGAATTCTTTATGGATTTGTGGAAACGTGTTGAAGCATCAGGAGCGGGTGAACCTGGTATCTACTTTACAAACGACAAAGATTGGGGAACTAATCCATGTTGTGAAATTGCTTTGAGACCAAACCAATTCTGTAACTTGTGTGAGGTAAATGTTTCTGACATTGAATCACAAGAAGATTTGAACAACCGTGTTAAAGCGGCGGCTTTCATCGGAACACTTCAAGCGGGTTATACTGATTTCCATTACTTGAGAGACATTTGGAAACGTACAACTGAAAAAGAAGCGTTGATTGGTGTATCTATGACAGGTATCGGTTCAGGTGTTGTATTGGGTTACAATATGAAAGAAGCTGCTAAACTTGTAAAAGAAGAAAACGCAAGAGTTGCTGAGTTGATTGGTGTTAACAAGTCGGCTCGTACAACTACCGTAAAACCTGCAGGGACTACATCTCTGACATTGGGAACATCTTCAGGTATCCACGCATGGCACAACGACTTTTATATTCGTAGAGTCCGTGTAGGTAAGAATGAAGCAATCTACCAATACTTAGCAATGTATCACCCCGAGTTGGTTGAAGATGAGTTCTTCCGTCCACACGACACGGCGGTTATTTCTGTTCCACAAAAAGCACCTGTAGGAGCAATCTTGAGAACAGAATCACCATTCCAATTGTTGGACCGTGTTAAGAAAATCACACAAGAGTGGGTTAGACCAGGTCACAGAACAGGTTCTAACACTCACAACGTATCAGCAACAATCAGTTTGAAATCTGAAGATTGGGAATTGGCTGGTGAGTGGATGTGGGAAAACAGAGACTTTTACAATGGTCTATCAGTATTACCTTATGATGGTGGAAGTTATATTCAAGCACCATTTGAAGATTGTACTGAAGAAGAGTACGAAAGATTATTCTCTAAATTACAGTCAATTGACTTATCAAAGGTTGTTGAATTACAAGACAACACAGATTTGAGTGGTGAGTTGGCATGTGCTGGTGGAGCTTGTGAAATTAAATAAGAAAGATATAAAAACATCTACGGAGGGGGAAAGTGAACAACTTTCCCCTTCTTCTTTTTATATTGAAAATGGAAAATATGTGTTCACAAAAGAATTCCATTTGGGTCGTGGTTATTGTTGTGGAAATGGTTGTCGTCATTGTCCGTATTTTCCTGCTCACAAAAAAGGGAACACAACTATATTTATAGATAATGGCTGAAGGTAAAACATATGGAATAAGTTTCCCGTTTGTAGATTCTTTTGATGGAAAATATTTGGATTTAACGGATTATGCTGCGGAAGAAATCCGAACAGATTTAATTCATTTAATTTTAACTAGAAAAGGTTCAAGATATTTTTTACCTGATTTTGGAACAAGGTTATATGAATTTGTTTTTGACCCTTTGGATGGACCAACATTTCAGAATATTGAGGCTGAGATTAGGGATTCTGTTGAGAGGTTCATGCCACAATTACAATTAACAAACATCACCATTACGGCACCAACATCAGAAGCGGCAACATTAACACCAACAACTGAAGGAAACGTAACCTCAGAATTGAATATAACAAACGCTGATGTTTCTGAATATACTGCAAAGGTCAGAATTGATTATGCAATTTCAAATGACGTTTTCAATACAAAAGATTTTATTATCATCAATATTTAACATAAATGGCACAACAGAAAATTTCATATACGGTTAGGGACTTTGCGGCAATCCGACAAGAACTTATTAATTATACCAAAACTTACTATCCTGACTTAATTGACAATTTTAATGATGCGTCAGTTTTCTCAGTTTTCTTGGATTTGAACGCGGCGGTTGCCGATAACTTACACTATCACATTGATAGAAGTATTCAAGAAACCGTTTTACAATACGCCCAACAACGTTCTTCAGTATATAACATTGCAAGAACGTATGGTTTGAAAATACCTGGTCAAAGACCATCGGTTGCTTTGGTTGATTTCTCAATTACAGTTCCAGCCTTTGGTGATAAAGAAGATGAAAGATATTTGGGTATTTTAAGACGTGGTTCTCAAGTTAACGGTTCAGGACAAGTATTTGAGACGGTATATGATGTGAACTTTGCATCACCATTCAACAATGAAGGTTTCCCAAACAGATTAAAAATACCAAACTTTGATTCTAATGGTAACTTGTTGAACTATACAATTACTAAAAGAGAAACTGTTGTTAACGGTATTACAAAGGTATTCAAAAGAGTTATAACTCCAAATGATGTTAGACCATTCTTTGAATTTTTCTTACCTGAAAAAAACGTATTGGGTGTAACCGCAATCATACAAAGAGAAGGAACGGCATATTCAAACGTACCAACGGCTCAAGAATTTTTAAGTCCAAATGGTAGATGGTATGAAGTACCAGCGTTGGCTGAAAGTAGAGTGTTTATCCCTGACCCATCAAAGCCATCTGATGACCCGGCAATTAAAGTTGGGACATACATTGAAACTCAAGATAGATTCATAACAGAATATACACCTGAAGGTTTCTTGAAAATAACATTCGGTGGAGGAACAAACACTGCTGAAGACCAATTAAGACAATTCACCACTTTAGATGTTCCGTTAAAAATTCAAAGATACCAAAACAACTCAATGTCTTTGGGTAATACACCACAGGCAAATACAACAATGTTTATTCAATATCGTATTGGTGGTGGTATTGCAACAAACTTGGGTGTGAATGTAATTAACCAAATTGGTGCGGTTGATTTTTCAGTTGTTGGACCATCTGATATTATTAACAATCAGGTTATTAATTCATTGGCGTGTAATAACGTAACAGCATCAATCGGTGGTGCGGGGTACCCGTCAACAGAAGAGGTTAGAAACTATGTTACCTTTAACTTTGCAGCACAAAACAGAGCGGTAACCATTAGTGATTACGAAGCGGTTATCAGAAACATGCCAGGAGAGTTTGGAGCACCGGCAAAAGTTGCTATCACAGAAAACAACAACAAAATAAATGTTCAGATATTATCTTACGATTCGACAGGTAACTTAACATCAGATGTATCTCAAACATTAAAATATAATATTGCTGAATATCTTTCTAATTATAGAATGATTAATGACTATGTAACAGTAGGAAGTGCTCAAGTTATTGATTTAGGTTTAGATATTTCTGTGGTGTTAGATTCAAGTCAAAACCAAGGGGTTGTTATTTCAAACATTATTGATAGAACTACAACATTCTTTAGTTCTGCGGTAAGAGGATTAGGACAAAACATTTTGTTATCAGAATTGAACCGTTTAATTCAAGAGGAAAACGGAGTTGTCAGTGTTACAGATATTTCTGTATTTGGTAAAGTTGGTGGACAATACAGTTCGGCTGAAACATCAATGCCTTATTCAAATAATTTAACAAAACAAATCTCATTGACTGACAATACAATATTTGCTCAACCAAACCAAATCTATCAAATCAGATTCCCATCTAAAGACATTGTAGTAAGAGTTAAGAACTATCAAACTACTAATTTTAGCTGATGATTTATTTTATTAAATCAATGACTATCCTTTGAAAAATAGCCAATAAACTATTTATCAAAGAAATACTAACAAATGCCTGAAACTATTAGATTACGAACACAGGTTGGGGTTGACAAACAAATCAATGTTCAATTAAACCAAGATTTCGAACAATTAGAAATTTTATCTTTAAAGGTAAGAGCTGACGATGTCTACACAAGAATGTGTGCCGACTATGGTGTTGTTGTTGGTCGTGTTACAGCCAACGGTGGTTATGGTATTCCAAATGCAAAAGTTTCGGTATTCATACCTATAACAGCTGAAGACCAAAATAATGATATAACACAAATTCTTTATCCTTACTCAAGTGTTGAAGGTTTAAATGAAGATGGTTATAGGTATAATCTATTACCTTACGAACCACAATATCCTGGTCACGTTGCAACTGGTACATTCCCATCAAGAAATGATGTATTAACAAATCCCGCATTGATTGAAATCTATGATAAGTACTATAGATTTACAGTCAAAACTAATGGTAGTGGTGACTACATGATAATGGGGGTTCCATTAGGTTCCTACACAATATTCATGGATTTAGATTTGTCGGATATTGGACCGTTCTCATTATCTCCACAAGATTTAATTCGTATGGGTCGAGCCACTGAAGACCAAGTTGACGGAGCAAGTTTTAAATCGTCTACTAACCTTTATGAATTACCACAAATTGTTTCATTTAGTGAGACAGTGAATGTTGAACCATTTTGGGGACAACCTGAAATTTGTCAAATCAATATTTCTCGTCATGATTTTGATTTAAGGACTGCGGGAATTACTATTGAACCAACCGCGATTTTTATGGGTTCATTGTTAACTAATAACGATGAAGAAAGTCTTCGTACTAATTGTAGACCAAATAAAGACTTGGGTGGTTTGTGTAATTTGAGTACAGGGCCTGGTGAAATTATTGGTATCAGACAAACAATATTTAATGATAGTGACGGATATCCAATATTAGAACAAGCGGTTTTACCACAGGGTGGTAAAGTTATTGATGAGGATGGTACGTGGGTAATGGATGTCCCAATGAATTTGGACTACGTTACAACAAATGAATTCGGTGAACAAATTTTGAGTCCTGACCCATCTGTTGGTATTCCTACAAAAGGTAAGTATAGATTTAAAATAAAATATACTCAGCCAGTCGATGCGGAAAAAACCGTAAAAAGAGCACATTTTTTAGTTCCTAATATTAAAGAATATGGTTGGACTGATTCTGACGAAGACCCTATATACTCGTTAGATGTTAATAGTCCACAATACAAACAACTTCTTGGTTCTTACTATTTTGGTTTAGATTGGTGATGAGTGGAGAAAAGGTGCCAATAGAAAAAGTTTTATTGGTATTAAAGATATTACTAACTCAGAATGTATCAGTGAAAATAATAGATTTCCGGCAACTGATGCCATACGAGACGCTAACTTTGGATATACCTTTTTAAGACAGTTTATTTTTCCAATTTTTACCTATGTCTTTTTAGCGTTAATTGTTGTACTACATGTTCTTACAATAGTTTGGGCAATTATTAGACCAATTATCGCTTTTGTGTATGGTACCCTTTTAGGAATTATATATGTTATATGTCAAGCAATTAATTTATTCCGAAGTAATAAAAATCAAATAAAATGTCCAAAACCTGCTAATTTGGCAAACATATATGGACAACTAACGAACCCTTTTTATAAATTTACATTACCAAATTTATCATATCCTAACTGTGAACCATGTGAGTGTTCACCAGAACTAATACCTACGGATGATGATGAAATTCTATCAATACAACAAGCATCCGCTCAAAATTCAACATCGTTAAATGCTGACTTCTTTTTATTTGATTCTTGGGCTAATGATATTCCTGAATGGAATGAAACTTTTGCCGGTGCTGGTGAGAAATTTTTTGGGGATTCAGTACGAGTTCCAATAACTAAACCAACCACAAAGTATTTTGATAGTGATGTCTATCCTGGTTCTAACAGAATAAAAACACAAATAGAACCAAAATACAACCCAAATACTTTTCACTACGATAATATTATGGCGGTTATTGTTGACCCAGACACCCAAACATTTTTCAAATCGGGTCAACTTATTTCATTCCAACAACCAACTCTTTCAACTGACCCCAACGTAAGTGGTTTTACCGCAGGTAACACAACAGGAATTACAGGAACAACTATTGAGGGTAAAACAATTGTTGTTAATTATGCTGACCCAACAAATTCAAATACATCTCAATCGGTGACATATAATTTGAATGGAGACCCAACAAAGGTAATTACAAAAAACTATAAGTTCGCTACTGATATAGAATATTTTCAAGTAATTACTGGTTTAACATATAATGAATTTATTACACAAAATGCGGTAACACAACCAGGTACATCTGTTTGTAATTATATAAAATATGCGGTTAGGAATAATACCATAAATCCAATTGTATTTGATTATACGGACAATAATGGGGTTACACAAACAACAACAATTGGTGTTCTTGTGGACCCTGATTTTGGTACAGTTTATGGTGCGACCG